CCACGATGCGGCAAACGCACAAACGACATTCACACCTGCACACCACCACAGGACAAAAAATGAACCAAGTTAAATCAGCATTTGAATGGAACGATGGAACGCCAAGCATTTGGGTGCGCGATGATGAATTGCGGCGCAGATTGCAAGGCCAAGAATGGGCAAAAAAAGCCCAAGCCAAAAAGGACATTAATTACAAAGCGCAAGTGTTCACGTATGCAAAGGCTTTATCTGGCAACAAATGATTGAACAAATCCGCACGTTTAACGGCAAGGTGGTCGGGCTACACGGCGACAAAAGAACAGTCGTGCGTCAAGGCATCGCCTTTCGCTGTACAAAGTGCGGAATTGTTTGGCTACAAAAACCAACCAACCATGACCATGCAAACAATTGATTTGTTAGTTCTGATTTTTGTGCTGTTCTTTGGTGGCGCAATAAGCATTGGCGTACTTTGTTTGGTAGCCAATGCCATTGCCATCATGCAAGATTCAGCGATTCAGTCTTCACGCCAGCCACACGGCGAGACCAGCCTTTTCCAAAGGTTGCAAATGTCGGCAACGCTTCTAGGAAAGACAATCGCTCGGCACAAAAGCGGTCAATAATATCTTCGGGCGGTAAGTTTTCTAAAGCCGCAAGGGTATTGCGACCAATCACGCCGTCATCGTCCACGCCTATGGCGCGTTGTAACAGCTTGGAAGCCCGCTTAACGCCGCTGTTAACCGCACAATCAAAGACGCACATATCAACGCCGCTTGGTAGCTTGTCGCCATGCACCATGTCCCAATACTTAGCTTTGTAAAGCGGGGCAACCTTTTCGGGTGTCAATGCTCGCATTTCTGCTTCATCGACTGCTTGCCCTTTCCATTCTTCCCAAACACGCTTGGTAACGCCTAGATTGGTCATGCCGCCCGGGTCGGCTGGATGGTTGACGTAACCCCCTTCATGCTTCAATAAAGCCTCTAAAGCGTGTTCAAAATTTGTTCTCATGGTTTCCCTTTCTGCGATTCCATCGCGTTGTTGTACAGGTCAATGCAAGCGTTCAGCTTGCGGATGGCGCGGTCGCCTTCCTCTGCTATTGCGAAAAGAGTTTTTCCAGTTTCTGCGTCAAGTTCGGTTCGTGTTTCTCCTGAGTTATCTCCGCTGGCAATTGCGGTATCTGTGGCGGCTGGTACGGGGCAGGTCGTTTTGAGGCGCATCCTGTAAGTGCCATCATCAATAGCGCGGTTGCGGTCACGTATCGCTTTGCTTGTCTTTTCATTTTTAGTCCTCAATGCGGTGGCTGTCGTGTTAACTGCGGTGGTCAGGGCTTGTTCCTTTTGCCGCGCTTCGGTGTTAAGTCGTGCGACTTCAACTGCTTGGGCTTCGGTTTCGGTGTGTGTGCCATACCAATACCCGCCACCAAAACAAAGCGCAAGCGCCAATAAACCAGACAATAAATCTTTCATTTGTTGGTCACTTCTTCATCGTCATGGGACAACTTAATGCCAGCCAATAATCCAATAAACCCGCCAACCACAGTTTGGAAAGCAGGGCTGATAAGTTTAAAAATTTCGGTGTTGTCCACCTTATCATCAAATAGACCAACCATTAACGTGAAAACCATACTGCACACCACAATGCACAACGTAGCGGCAACCATTAAAGTTACCTTGTATGTTAATTTGCCTCTTAATGTTTGTTCCATTTCAGCCCTTTTTGTTATGAATCATTTACTTTGCCTCGGATGTATGCCGTAGCCGCCATAAAAGCCACCACAATCGTTCCCATCGTAGCGGCAAAGGTGGTAGCAAGCCCCATGATTAAATTCACTCTGGTATCGGGTATGAACGGCAATGACAGCAACACAATGGTGGCAAATGGAATGCCCAGCGCAACCCAAGCCATCAGCCGTTGTTGGTCGGCTAGCTTGTCCATGTTGTCAATCATCATCATGCGTTCAGAACGCACTAATTCGTCATCGGTCACAATGCCATCGTGGTTGGTATCGAATTGGTTGTAGGTAGAGTTTTCTTCAAGTTTTTTCACGAATCATCCTTTCAACTTCACGCCTCAAGCGTTTTAGGTTTTCCATTTCTATTTTGTTCTGTTCTTTTTGCATTTTCGTCTCGAAATACATATCAATCAAGATGGGCGCAAACGCTACAAGCACCACGCACAGCAAAACAATGACGATTAGGTAAGCGGTATCGTCTTGGCTTGGCGGTGGATTATTTGAAGCCATAGGTGGAGGTATCCAATTAGGAACAGAGTTGCCAGAAGGACTACGAGCCGAAGCCGCCATTTTCCCTTTTCCTGATTTTGTTGCCATAACTTAACTCTCGCCTCCGCTTCAATCTTCGCCCTCGCTTTGTCCTGTTCTTCCTGTATTGTCGCCTTCATGTCGAATACTTTGCTGTACAACGCACCAAGTTCACGCGGGGCTTGATAGGTCATCGCAAACCTGATTGTTTCCTCAATTTGAGCAAGCCGTTCCAACATAAGCACCCTGTTAAGCGCGGCTTCCATCAAGTTTTGGCTTGGGTCGTAAACCGTTTGGGTGCGTAACTCATCCTCACGCAAGATGGCAATTAGTTGTTCTTGGATTTTAAAAAACTGGATTAAGTTTTTGGCAATGTCATCAATGATGTCATGCTCGGTGACTTCCCTAAATTTGGGCTTTGCTTTCTTGGGCTTGACAGTAGGCTTGGCTGGTGCGGGTTTAAACCACTTAACTATTGCGCCGACAAACCCGCCCACTTCATCGGCAATTTCTTTAACTTCGTTTGCCGTGTCCACCACTTCGACCACAGCGGTTTTGACTTGCTTGTAAAGTTCACAACCTTCTTTAATTGCCGCGCATATAGCGTTGGCGGCAAACAGCAAACTTACGGGGTCAATTTTGTTCTCACTTAGCGTGGTACAAGACAGTCCAAATAACGCCTGTCATGCTAACAATCATCAAGCCAGCCGCCGCAATCATGATGCTTTCAATACGTTTCAAGCGGGCGTTAATGGCTTCATACCGAAACGCGCAAATTTCTTCGTGCGTGGATAAGCGTGCGTCAGTAGAATCAATTGTTGCCATTTTTTACCTAAAAAATTTGCCGACCATCCAACACACAACGCTGTACCGATTGCCTTCCTCGACATCCTCCACGCCGTGCATGATGAACGATGGGAACACCAGCACAGTGCCTTTAGTTTGTGGCGGGTAAAACCGTTCATGACCGTCTTGAAGATAGAACCGCCCACCCTTAAAATTATCGTTTAGGAAAGCTAATACCGTCAATTTACGGCATTCTTCCCCATGAGCAATAAATGTGTCCACGTGCGCCGTGTAGCGACCGCCAGCAGGGTAGGCAAGGAATTCAGCTTGATTGGCATGGGTAACGTCAAATTTCCATGCGTGATGATTTGCAGACAAACCAGCCGCCGCCAATCTGCCGCCAATGTCCTTGTACGTGGGCACCATCACGCGCTTAACATTTCGCACAGTTAAGTCAATCGCGCCGTCACCAGTACCAATGACTGGTTCTTCTTTTGGAATTTCGTCTTTGGTGTAAAGCCTGATTAACGAATCACAGGCTTCAGGTGTCAATATGTCAGTGAATACGCGGTAACGCATATCTTCAACTGGCAAGTTAAGCGATTTGCGCTTGTCAAACTTCCATTCTTTGTGCGGACCATCAGCGTCTACGTAATGCAAAAACACTTGGGCTTGCCATTTGCCTTCGGTGTAAACCTCGCGCCAATGATGCTTGTCCATGCCGCGATACAAGACAGCATCGCCCACAGCCATATCCACCCTGCTTGCGTTGGTTTTGTCTATGCTGTCGCCCATGTAGATAGGCCACACATCGCCTTCAAACCCAAGGGTAAGGGTCGCGCTAATTTCGCATGATTCGCGGTCTGTATGGTTCTTTAATTCATCGCCGGGCGCATAAAGCCGCGCATAAGAATATGTCGGATACAACCGCTTGCCCGATGCTTTTTCAAAATGCGGCAACAAGTCCACCAGCAATTTATCAAACGCTATTGCGCCGTGGATAGCTTCTGACTTTGGACATTGGCTGTCTTGTACCGTTTGCTTTTCAGCAACCAACCGCTTCAATTCATTTGTTAATTCATCACAAGATTCTTTTGCAAGGAATTCTTTTAAATGAACGTATTGGTTAACAACAAATGAACTGAGTTGGTCGCACATGGTTAAGCCTCTGTAATGTCTGGTGTTGGTTGTTGCGGATTGGGTTTGATTGTTTGGTCAGCAGGGTCATACCAATATTCATCTGCCACCACATTGCTTGCACAATCGTACCAAAACATTTCTGTGCTGACTGGAAAAATAATTCCATCATTAATGACTTGGGCTACGCGATAACCTGTGTAACGCGGCTCAATGGTTGAAATAAGTGCTTTCATCAATAAAACTCCTCAATAATTACAACACCTGCCGCACCTGTAGCGCCGGGTATTACGCCCGGAGCCATCTCTCTCACAGCACCACTAGCGCCTCCACCATAAGCACTTCCATTATTGCCACTTGAAGGATTGGTAGCACCTCTAGCACCGCCGCCAAATATAGATGAACCTCCAGCCGAAGACCCCATGTTGGTGGATGGTGCTGGCGTACTTAAGCCAGCACCTCCGCCTCCCCCTGTTACATTAAAATTACCAGATGATCCAGCCCCACCAGCCCCACCAGCGCCAGCGCCGGGAGTAACCCCAGTAGCACCGCCAGCAGAACCACCAGTTGCGGATATAACAGTTATTGGCGCAACTCCAAAAGATGATGTGCCTCCCGCACCGCCAACTGTATAGGGTTGTGGGCCGGGAATAGATGGAGCGGGATACGTTCTTATTGCCGCACCACCACCTCCACCGCTTCCACCAGCCCTTGCCACAGCAGTGGGATTAGCGTTAATGCCACCACTATTGCCTCCTCCTCCAACAACAGTCACTTTTATGGATTTAACAGTGGCTGGTTTTGTCCATGTGCCTGATGCAACACCGACTGTTATTGCAACAACTCCAGTTGACGCAACATTAGGAGATGATGCCCATGTTGTGCCGTTGCTCGTTAACACATTGCCCAAAGTGCCAGCCGCAACAGCCGTAACAGCACTTGTGCCATTGCCTATCAAAACAGCATTTGCCGTTAATGTTGCCGCGCCTGTGCCGCCGTTTGCCACAGGTACTTGATTATATAAACCAACTGCGGCATTCAGGTCGCCGTTTGTATCGACATTGTTTGCAAGTTGTGAAAGATTAAATGCTTGTGTCATGTTATGCGGCTCCTACTGCGTCAAAGGTTTGTTGAACAAGAATTGTTGTGTTGTTGTTTGGTGTTGGGATAAGCGTGTAACTGCCTATTGCAGTTGTGTAATCTGTACCCTGTATGTAATAACAACCATTGCCATAAATTTCAAAGAATGCTGGCGTAAACGAATAACTATATACAGCAACGCCATTTGAAGTAAATGTTGTAACTGCTTGCGGCACTCCATTTGGTACGCCTAAATTGTTTGGCGCAAATTGTATGGTTGTGAAATTACCAGTCGCGTTTGATGGAAAATTGTTGACCGTGTTGCCAACCAAATCATAATCTTGGTCGTTCACAATTGTTCCATTTAAGAAAAATTGTTCTGAGCCTGATACAAGTTGGAATGTTGTCGGCGTAAATGACGAAGCCGCTGTAAGCGTGTTTGTAAACCTACTGAATGAACGATAAGTCGCGCCGCTTGCAATTCTTCTGTACACCTCACTGCCAGCGGTTGCAGTAAACGCCGCTGTAAACACAATTTGTTTTGTGACGTAATTTATTGTTGAAACAGTGTATTGCGTTGGAGACCCAACATTTGAGAATGTTAAAACATCACCAGCAAAAATTGTGAAGTGCGGCAAATTTATATAAGTTAAAGTTGTTGTGCCTGTGCCGCTAGAGTAATTCATTCCAGAATCTTGATAGAAAGTGCTAGCCGCTACTGAACGCATACTAATAATGCTGACCGTATCGCCCACAGTACAAGCCGTTCCAAGCGTCACGGTTGTTGCGTTTTCTGTGTATTCTGTTGTATCTAACAATACGCCGTTTTTGTAAACTAAATCTTGCCCTGTTATGTAACCAGCAACCCTAGCCGTTGGAGTAAAAACAGTTTGACTTGCGGTTGCAGTGAAATCTTGCGATGAAAAGAAGAAGCTATCAGGCGGGATAATTCCAACCACGCGACCATAAATGTCAATAGTTAATTGCGCTACTGTACTTGTGAAAGTACCAGCGCCACCAAAATCCAAGAATTGAGCAAGTGAACCAACCAAAGTTCCATCAGGATTATTTGCAATAGCAATCTGTCCTGTGCCTACGCTTGTTGTGCCTGTTTTGGTTAGCTGTCCTGTGCGAACATCCAAATCAATGAAGTTTGTTCCATCAGGCAAAGCAGACCATATTGACGAATCAAAACCAGCCGTAGGCACATAAGCCGCAGTGCCAGCCGCATAACCAGCAAGTGCGCTTGCCGTGCTAAATCTTCTGCTTCCTCGGTTTATGTAAGCAAGTTTGTATACTGAGCCAAAAGTTGGTTGCGCCAAAAACCATGTGTAATTTGAAGCAACCGCGCTGTACGTAGTAGAAGATGAATTAAACAAGCCGTAATAGCTTTTTCCTGTTGGCAATGCTGAAATGCCAGTTCCCACAATGTCATCCGCATAAGCAACAACCAAATATTGCAAGTCGTAACTAAACGTGGTTGGTCGCCAGCGGAAAACAGCAGAAGCAGAACTAAATGCACTTGCGCCTAGACTGTTAACTGCGCGAGTAAAGAAATACCAATTTCCGCTTGCAATGTTACTTAACGAAACTTGTAATGGAGTTGAAGTAGGGTAAGGGTTGCCTGATGATTGGATAGCACTTGTGCCAGCAAGCAAACGCTGTGCTGTTGTCGGACTAGCAAAAGCCGAATACCAAATTTCCATATATTGCGTAATGCCGCCAGCGGGCGTGGTTACGTTGACAATAAACGATGGCGTTGCCGCATTCGGTGATGAAGTGCTTACTGTTGGAGTCGGTATTGCGCCAAAATTCAATGGCTGTGGCAAACCTGTGTTTGGCGAAGGCGTGAATTGCGTTACTGATATATCTGAAAAAACTGATGGATTAAATTCTGTCAATGTCAAAGAAGCAGTGATTTGCCCATCATCGCTAAAGTTTTCAATTACTTTATTT